ACCTTCAACTGCAAAGCCGTCGGGGCATCATCCTCGTAATAGGCTTCTACTTCTTCTGTCAAGGGTTCGCCCAACAGCGGAAGAACAAACAATCTCCATGCATCCTTCAAGGATGATTGCACCGATTCAAAAGAAAGCGCTGCAGATACAGGAATGAACTTGTTCAGCTCATCAGCATTATTCCATTTCTCTTTTGAAAAAACCATATCAACTCAATGTTTTTTGGGTACCTGCACCGGTATCCAAGGTTGTTAATATCGTGTTGCGAAAACGAAGTTCCACATCTTTGATGCCGTTTACACGAAGCATCATTTTGATTGGGTCAAGGATATTCTGCCGGTCAATCCAAGCATTGGCGATATTGACCAGGAATGCCTCACGGATGTTGCTGCCACCTTGATTACCTGCATAGGAACCGCCCGGCATACCTGCGCCCAACACATTCGGGTTCACCATCAAGGAGAAGAGGATTTCGGAGTTGGCAGCAGCCGAAGTAACCAAGTTCTCACCACCCTTGTACTTGTTGTCGAGTGCAGTGATTTTCCATTCTTCTTCAATCTTGCCATTGGCTTCATTGATGGCGTAATGGGTAAACAGCGGTTTTTCGGCATTCTCCAGTCCACAAAGATTCGCTTCGATTTCATCCATGTGTTTATTGATGGCCATCTTGCGAGCTTCGACATCTTTATAATCCTGTGGCGGAAATTTCTTCTCCCAATAGGAATATGGGATTTGCACGTGCCATTTCCATGTGATTTGATTCTGGTATGCCTTCTTCAAGAACTGTGGCACCATGTGAGCGATATCCACCCAACCAAGAACGTAAGAAGGTAACCAAATCGGCTCGCCGTAATAGTCATCATTAGACCAGCTATCACGTACCGGAAAGACGAACGGCTTATCAAGTTTACCTGCCGCCTTGAGCCATTCTACATGTAAGTCGGGGTCATAATCCATCAGACAAGGAAGAATGGACGGTTTACCATTCTGATGTGTACCCGGTACATCTGGCCAGTCACTTGAGACGATGCACTTGCAAGCACCCCATTCATCGGGCACAGTATATCGGTAATAGACTGCATTGAGCGGATTCAATCCGACAATCTGCGAACCTGCCTGATTGGGCAACATCTGTACAGCTCCATTACCGAACTTGAGATAGTCACGGCTGACCTTCTCCAAGCAACGGCGCACCATACGGCTGTTGATGAGTCCGTGTATTTTCGGGTCTGTCACCGGCTCCAGAACTTCGTTACCCTTTTCATCCCAAGACTTGACTTTGCAAGCGAAGACTCCTTGCCCAACCGTCAACCGATGGAGGAACTTCAACCCGGTATTAAGTACCGATGTCGTTGAAATCTGTTTATTCGCCTCGATGGGGAAACGATTGTCGCTACCCCATGAGATTACCCGGTACTTATCATACGCAATGGTATTCTCCAGATTGGCATTGAAAGGAGAAAGGATCTTCAAACGTTTCTCCTTCTGTGATTCATAATCCGAAGGTTTGCCTGTAGTCTCCATGAATGATGTCGTTGACGTTATCATCAATGGAGTGCCTTGATTGTTAAACAGTATATGCATATCAGTCTTTTTTATCTTCTACAAATACAACTCTTCTGCCGTTATAGGCAATGATGTTATCAATTCGGACGGGGTACACATGCAATTCCGGATTGCCTTTACAATCGCATGGTTGTATGCCACGGACACGGTATTGCTTGTTGTTCATTCGTCCGGCTCCACAAGCATACGCTTGAGGGAAGAACACCAGCTTGCCTTCAGCAGTGACGAACTTGATTGAAAAAATCCGTTTACGACCATCGGGCAGAGTCCGGATATCCAGTTCGTCCAGCACTTGATTTCTTTTAATCGTTTCCATCATTCAAAGGTATCTCCAAAGGTATGGTCAAAAATTCTATAATCTACGGTCATGTCTCGGTCTATGGTACGTTGGCATTCTGCCGCCAACCGATATTTAATCCGGACATTGACCGGTTCTGTCCTCGGTTTGCTCTCATCAAAATTCACTTCGGTAATACTTACTCGGTCACCCAACGTCTGAAAGTGATAAAGATAAACGGCCTCACTATTCACGAGGTCCTCGGCACAATCACGCATGACTTCATTGATATACCCCGTATTGACATCATGATAAATATTATGGCGGGTGTTTATCTTCAGGAAATGGCGTTGAACATTGATGTATGCTGCATCCATTTCGACCGACCGATTATCCTTACCTGTAAAACGCAAAGAATCCGGTACTCCAAAACAATTATGATAAACCATGTGCGTAGTAGCCGAATAATGAGTACGGTCCACATCCACCTGCATCGCATCTTGCACTATTCCATCCGCCTTGAGATAAATGATGTAGTAGAATACATCATCCGGAGAAATCTCCAAGCCAACCACTCTCAGCAAGTCAACTAATGTCTGTACGTCAAAGTTGCGATAATAGAGTTCGCCATCAGCCGGGGTATCCACCTGAAACTCCACCCACTGCTCCGTATCGCCCTTTTTATAAGAGACACCGATTCCCAACTGTTGGCCATTCAGGAAGAAGCCTACAAAATGAGCCTGGTCAACCCCAATCTTGCGGCGATGGTGGCGACTCAAGAATCCCCGATAACTATGAGGGGTCTCGATGCTCGTACGGCAATTGGCATAAAAAAACTTTTGGGAGAACCCACCCAGTGAATCACCATCGTCATCATAGACGGATGCTTCAAGCGACAAGGTATAATTGGCAGTTTGAGCACCCGACAAAGACATAGGCAAAGGTTCAAAGTAAGCGAAAGCCAACTCGCCCAAGTCATTGATACGGACTACACCTCCATCGTCGGACGTGTAATGTTCGGTAAATGATTTTATCGAGCCATCTGGAAGGGACAAGGTGTAAACGACAGATATACGCCCCGTCAAGCCACTCAGCACGACCGAACCGAAATCCTTGCAGAATGAACCACTATTTGTACCTGAAACTACCATTGAAAAATATCGTATTTAGCGGACACCATGACCGCATTGTTTGCAAAATCCCAACCACCAGCCAAATCCCATCTCTTGAAACGATAGCCCGCGGACACGAAGGTATGCCCCGGTGCTATCGTCAAACCAACGGATATGGATTTATTATGAACTGGTATATTGATATCTGAATAGGCTGTACGGCCTAACAGAGAGTTCTGATAGATTGTATCGACCACTGTAATCTTGACCATGGGAGTACTAATCACTTCGTCTTGATACACCCGTTTGGTGAAGTGCGCTGCCAGTATAGCAGCTGTATCGACATCAACGGGTATAGGAACCGGAATCTCTTTTTCGATAGTCGGACCAGGCAGATAACATGTATCCAACAAACGAACGGTATCAGCCGGAGCCGGGAGCACTGACCGCTTGCCGAGGTGATGACCTCCAGCAAAAGCGGCCAGTAGCAGGCAGACGGCGAAGAAAAAGCGAAAGAATTGATTCATTTGTGACCTCCTTTCATCTTTTGGATGAAATTATCGAACATGGCACCGAAAGCAACGACCAAGGCTTCCTTGGGTTTGCCGTCAAGAACTGCCAGGTTCTCGAGGATGGATGTGCCGTATTCAATGACGAAGTACACCATGGTAGCCACATGAAGCACCTCAAACACATAGAAGCCAGTCATGTGAACCCAATCCTCATGGGTCTGCATATCGAGAGCGAAGCAATGGAACATGAAGAAGAGGGATATCCAAATAAAGACCTTGATGACACAACGGGAGAACTTGATGCTCTCGAAGTGACCACCTTGCTTCTTGCTTGCCTTTATGCCCGACCACGTTTCAATAACCACGGCCATGAACATCACGGGTATCATGAAGGGTGACATGCCAAGTAGGTTGCTAATAAAACCCAAAATGGCACTGACCGAAAGGGTTTGTCCGGCTACACCATATTTGAAAGACGGGAACAGGCTCAAGAGAAAACCCCTGCAGCCATCAAAGCCGTATGTCTCTAAGAATCGATTTATCATGACTATTACTTTTGCTACAAAAGTAGCAGACAATGAATAAATCGAATCGGACACAAAAAAGGGTGTCGAGCTTCACAGCCGGACACCCCAAAATGCAAAAAAAATTGTTGTTACCCTTGTTATCCTGAGAAACAATCCTCACCTGTCAAACTAGTATCTAGGCGGTTCCTTTTCGTAAAGCACCCACGCATAATACTCCAAGAAACCGTCGTATGTATAACCCAACTCCTTCATCACTCCTGCTATATCGGGCAACGAAGGGCTGCAGAACTCACGGGCTTCGTAAGCCAAATCACGGGATGACTTGAAAACTTTCTCATCCACGGAACCCGACGGTTTGTATTTGCCGCTGATGAATTGACGGAATAGCTCCTTATCTGTGATTTCGGGTTGCTTCACTTCATTTTTCTTATTTGCCATGGTTATCTCCTTTCTCCAAACCAGTTTCTACCAATGCCTGTTTCATACAAGCTATCAATTCACGCATTTCATCGGCTGTCACGGAAGGAATCTCCAGTGAGCCGTTGTACCAGATGTGGTATCTGTAATCACCCGAACCTTTATAGGAATGGTCTCTCTCCGAAGAAACGAATATCGGGCGAACTCTCTGTTGATGTGCCTTGTTTCTCATTGCAGCCCTCCTTTCTCTGCCATTCGTTTGTTGATGATTACATACCATCGTTCAACCTCCTTGCGACGGATAGAAGCACGCTCTTCATCGAGTCTCATCTGCATTTCTTTATACTGCAAGGACTGAGTTCGCTTGTCATTCTCCAGTTTAGCACAAGCATTGTGGAATTCACGCTCCTTATCCTTCTTTTTTTGGTGATACACCTCGACCATTTCATTGCGCTGCACCTTGTATTGCTCTATCTCCGGGTCATACTTCGCATAAGCAGCCTGTAGCTCCGAAGCATCGGCAGCCGCCTTGAGTTCGACATTGCGCAAAGCGACCGTTTTAGCAATCAGTGCTTCTATATTCAACGAGCGCTTCATGTAATCATTGCGGAGGTTGGCCATACCCTTATCGAATGATTCCTGAAGGTCGGCCTTCGCCTTGTCCATCTGTGCAAGGAACTGGCAACGTCTTCGCTCGATATCCAATAGTCGTTCGTGGTACCCGACTTCGTAACCACTTGCCAAGCCTTGATAGACTTCGACGACTTCTTTTTTAGTCAGACCGGTATCACGCAACAATGCCTTGATAGCGGTCTGCATCATGGATTGTTTCATCGCAGACCTCCTTTCACACAAAGGGACAATGACCATACGAACCATGCCAGGCAAAGCAAGGTCGCCATGGGCGACAACGAAGCTGCACACAACAGGGTCGAGAAAGCAAGGCAAGCATGCCCCATCAGAAGAACCTGACGATTGGAAACTGCGCTCTCCACGATTGCAGAGAACAAGGAATTATCACTATTCAGCCATACACTGAGGGCTGAAATCTTAGCTACATAGAGCTGAATTGAATTGTTTATCATACGAAACTATCTTTGAGCAATGCGATAAAAAAAAGACGGCTACCGCACCCGTTGCTCAAAGATAGTTCCAACTCCGAAGAGAAAGTAAATCTCGGGTTAAAGTAGCCGCCTATGGCGTATACATATAGTTTCGTATAAGACGCATCCAGCCACGTATGGCCGTAGCATCGGGGCATAAAAAAAGCCCTGTTCGTAGAGAATAGAGCATTTACCGAAGCCCCCACGGAGTGGACTACCACTATCTTTGAGCACTGCAAATATGAGCATTTTATTTGAAATAGGCAAATATGCGAATGTATATTTTTAAATGTGCGCACATTTTTAATTAAATGCCAGTATGTTTAAAGCGAAATGCGAAGATAAAGAAGTATCTTTGTGGAAAAATAGTGCGGAATTATGAAAGATATTATTCAATTCATCAAAGAGAACTACCGAAGCCGAGACATCTATATCTTTTTGATGAGCTTTATCATAGGGTTATTCTCCTCTACGATTTCAATCATGATAACATATAACCTAATTGGATTATGGAAAGATTAAGCAAAGAACAGCTAGACACCATCGAATTACCTCTATTAGAGTGGAATTTCGAGCAGGCAAGTATCAAACATTCGGACTTGGTACGTGTAGAGACCATCATAACGGAGAGAGGCTACACCTTATTTGCCATCTACTTTGGCATTCTGACTGCCTCGGTCGGTTATGTCTTGACCCATTTAAATATAAAGGATGACATCGCATTGACTTCGGGATGCTTGTCTCTGATAGTATTCAGTTGTATAGCTATAGGCTACATATACAAGGTAATCGAACCGCATGAATACTATGCTCCTGGGAAAGAACCCAAACATTTCAAGATTAGTGACTACATTGCCTATTTTAAAGGCAATGAAGTAGCTGGAGAATCACAAAAGAAACAAGTCATCGGAGATGAACTGGTAAATCTACAAAACAAGATAACCAATCAGGAAAAAATAAACAAAGAAAGAGTCGAACAAACTCGGATATCGATCCGTTTCATATTGTTCGGCTCTTTAATGGCAGTGATCACTTTTTTAATCACGTTGTTCATTTCTTAATGCAACTGTCACCAATCTCCAATCCATTGGTCAATGTCGGTGTTTCTATATGAATGTCCGGCAAAACAGGAGTATCTGGAACAGGATCGTCTGCAAACAACAATTCTAACTTTATCATAAATTTAATGGCGAATCCCTCATCAGAGTGTGCCCAAAGGTTCATATAGACCTTAACCCGATTTTACGGATTACACTCTGACAAGGGATTCATATTTAATGATTTATTGGGCACTGCAAATATAATAAAAAAAAGGATTCCAGCATCAGCCGGAACCCTAAAATTGTGCATTTATTAATAAAGCGAAATACTTCTACTTTGCAAAGGTAATAAAAAAGCGGGACTCTTTAGAGTTCCGCTTACATAATATAGTGCTAAGGAGTTGTTGAATGCTGCTTCTTTTTCGATTTGTATCCTTTTTTCTTCTTTTTACCATTCTCTTCCGTCTTATCTTTAGACAAGAAATGACCACGCAAAACGATCAAACCAAGACCAATGATATTAATTGTGGTCGTTGAAAGAATCGTGAACATAATCTTATCAGGTATAGCAATCGTAATATTGTTCATGAACTCCAAAGAACCTGAATATTCTATACACACATAATTTGATAAAACTATCCACAATACTATCAACAAATAAAAGACAATCACTCTCGAAGCCCACCTCTCCAATCGTTGTCTCGCCTTAGTATTTTCAAATAGTCTATGAATATTAGTCAAAATATGGACTCGATGAATTTCATCATCGGTAATTTCGTCACCATGCTCTAATAAAACGGAAATCTGTTCTACGATATTCAAGTCCTTACGCGGCATTGCCTTTGAGGGACCGCAAAAGAATTGTTTGAAACGTTGGGTCAGATTGTAAGCTCCATTCTTAGAGAACAAATCAACCTTAAAGGAAGTACCACAAAATATAAGACGTAACAGTTTCAAGAAAAGCTGTACTAACCCCCAAACGCTCCACCAAGGAGCAGGTTTTATCTCACCATTGCCTCCATTAGCACCAACAGGACCAAACATCTCATCATTCTCTGCCATAGTGTTCAATAAAATATTTTTTTATCAAATCATCACTAATCACAGCGTTCCACTTCACTTCAGAACCTGGTTTAGGATATTTGGTTTTATACCAAGGAGAATCTACCGCATGTGACCACATAGTCAAGTCATACGCAGACCAATTATAGAACTTGTCAACAGCCTCCCGTACAAGTTTAACCGCTTTGGGATTCTCATTAAAGGCCTCGATTTTTTCTTTGGGGAAGGAACAAGGTACATCCTGCAAATTAATTTTCTTATTGACAATAGGGAATACCGGACCATACGGCCAAGCCTTCGGTGTATCGTCAACAAACAACCGGTCATCCTTAACAGCTAAATGTCTGCCATAGACATAAAACAACATCTTATTAATTTGCGTACGATTCAACACAACATTGTGGAATTTCAATGCTGCGTATTGAATCAATTGCGCATAATCAATACTTGTTAATGTCATAGATGTTTCGGACTCCTTAATAAATGCATTACAAAGGTACGTTATTTTCACGATGAAACAAAAAAATGCATCAATAAGTTGCAATGAGATTTCATTTTTGACATAAAAAAAAGAGAAATCAACCAGAAAACTCCCCTCCGTGGTTCAAGGAACGGAAAGACAATGCTAAGGAAGTTCACTTCCCTACCAAACAAACGGGTCCCATTCTTTTTGCGAGCGTACGAGCAAAAAGAATGGGCGACCGCTTCGCCCACCCTATCAGAT